ATAACTGTTCTTCTTTTGGTCACCTCTCATCCCTTTCAAATGTTTGTAGTCTTCCGGGATCTGATACTCGCCGTGATAGTCGTGCATCCCGGTTTCATGATAAACAGGCACAAGGTTCTCGCCCTTCCGACGGAACATCAAAAGGTAATCAGCATTTGCAATCGAGCACTTTGTAGTGTCCTCACAGAACGTTTTATGGTGGAGGCTTTTCATCATCGTCCGATTCCGAACCATCAATGGTTCCTTCCAAATAACCCGCCGACCGCCGTAGACAAATCCCCGTTTTTCATGTTCTAGGATAATCCGCCCCGGTAGGTCAAACATCGCATCACAACCTGCGTTAGATAACGGGATGTCCATGCAATGCACCGCACTAATCCGCCCCGGTTGCGTCAGTCTTGCTATCTCGTCGATGCAATAACCATAGTGTTCGAAAAACTCGTCCTTGTCGATGCAGTTGCTCATGTCCATCGCATCGCTGGAGTACGTGTAAAGCCCCGCAAATGGTGGTGAGTAGACCGTTAGTCCGACCGACTCGTCGGGCAGTTGTTTCATCACCTCAACGCAATCGCCGTTGTAAATCGCGTATTGATCTGTCTGAACCGAATCCTTTACAGCCATGTTGGCACCTTAACCTTTTCCGTGTAAACGTTCGCCCGCTCAATCTTAACTGCTTGATTCATCTCTCGAACGAGAACTTCAAACATCTTTGAAGCCTGATCCGCTTTCCTTCTCATATTCCCAAGTACTCGTTCTTCGCCCTCTGTAGCTACCACATCCAAGGTGACCGCGTTCTTTTGCCCAAACCGGTAACACCGTCGAACACTTTGATAGTACTGTTCGTAACTGTGACTTGCGAACGTGACAACGTGATTACAGTGCTGCCAATTCAAGCCCCAAGCACCAACCTTTGGCTTGATAATCAAAACCCGCAATTCACCGCTTGCAAATGCCTCGTACAGTTCTAAGCGTTTGTCCTCCGGCGTCGATCCTGAAATCTGTTTCGCATCCGGTATCAGTTCCTCTAGCCTATCGCCCTCCGCGTTCATTTGACACCATACAACCGCCGACCGTTTGTGATTCACTAAGTCAGACACAAATCCGCACCGCTGCTCTAGCGTTCTCTTACGTTCATCGCGTTCCGCTCCCAAACCAGCCGCAGGGACGTTAAATAACCACCCCGGCGGAGGTTCATCGGTCTTGATGATATGGTCACGTTCGATCAATTTCGGAAGTACAAACCCATCGTCTGAAAATCCGAGATCGCTAGGCATTCGACACGCCCTAGCCCATGACGCAACCCATCGCCAAAAGTGTTGTACTGCGTGATTCTTCAATCTCCACTGTCCGATTGTTTGGGCAACTCGAAACGCCAACTTCCCAAAGTAGTTCGAATCTTGTGCAATTAATTGTTCGGCTTCAATTTGCTGCTTTGTTTCTTTCTTCTGCCCCTTGTCGTCAAGTTGTCGAAAGAATCTTCGCAGCATATCTGAGTGAGATAATTCACCCAACGCTTCGGATGATGTCCCCAGTTCAACGTAATCGTTTGGTGCTGCTGTCGCCGTCCAAAGTGAACGGTACTGCATCTTGCTGACAAACCGCGTAATTGTTTTTCGAGTAGCCCCATCGATGTTTTTAAGAATACTAGACTCGTCACAAACTAACCCTGCAAAATCGCTTGGCTCGTAGTGATGAAGCCGTTCGTAATTTGTCACTACGATTTTAGATTCCAACTCACCTGATACGCTTCGCTTCGCCTCTATGCCAAACTTCGCAGCTTCTCGTTCAGTCTGTTTCGCAACCGCTAGAGGAGTCAGAACCAAAACCCGCCCGTTGGTTCTTTCGACGATCTTTTGTGCCCAGGCCAGTTGCATAAACGTTTTGCCTAATCCGCAATCAGCAAACACCGCTGACCTTCCACGCCTTAGTGCCCAACTGACGAGATGCTTTTGAAACGGAAACATTGCATCAGGAAGATCACCGCAATCAAATCCACAGTCCGTTGTAAACTGCGACTTCTTGTCTAGAAACTCGCTATACTTCATTCTTGCCAATCCTTAATTATCTGCTCACCACACAACGCCGCCTTGAGTTTCGCAATCGCCTTCGCCTCAATCTGCCGGACCCGCTCCTTGGATATCCCCAAGTAATCAGCGATTGATTGGTACGAGGTCAAATTATGGTCATCGTGCTTGTGTACCAAGTTAGCCCAGCCACGTTGCCGCCAACTTTCCATCGCCCGTTTTTCACCACGCCGGAACGTTCTCGTCTCACCGTCGCACCGTGTAATGGTTACTGTCTCACTCATACAAACTCCAACGTAAACACGTCCTTGAACAGTTCCTTGAGTTTAGCTTCACGTTCGCAGTCCGGGATGCCTTCTTTGTCGTTAATCTCAATAGCCTTCTCTTGCAGTACGTAATCAAGTCCAATAGGTTCCAGTTCTGTCCACCGCAAAGCACCACGATCAATCAGTTCTAACGGATCTATCCCGGAAGCCACCCCCACCAACCCCATAATGCAGCCGCACCCATCACTGTTGATCAAAACCTTTTGACAGCCAATTCCACTTGTCGGTGTCCGCCATCGTTCCCGTTCAATCTTTATCGTCCGCATAATCGTTTCTCCTGTACCTTGATTCGTGCCTTGTAACTGTCTCGCAAGTCTGCCAAGTGGTGCCTGTCGTATGTGTAACTTACCCTGTTAAGTGCCCGCAGTTCCTCTGGCTTATCCGGACCATACGTTTCGATCATAAACCTTTCGTACGGTCCAGCGTTCCCGTGCAACTCCTTGTTGCATGTCTTACACTGGACGTGAATATTTTCCTCAACCAACACAATCGACTGACGGCGACCTGGCACAAAATGACCTGCGTCCATTTCCTTGTAGTGCTGTCGCTTACCACACGTAACACACTGGCAAATCCCGTTGTCGTCCGCTGACTCCATTCGAATGGCCTTCTGTAAATCAACAGCGACGAGGTTAGCGAACGTCCCTAGCTGTAGGTCTTTGCGAAGGCGTCTCACAGTCCGTCGCCTTCTTCGCAGTCGATCTCGATTTTGACGCAGGATTTGCGATCTAGTGCACTTGCATATCTATCTGCTTCAGCTTTTGTGTTATATGAATACACTGACTCGTGGTCTGCGTACACATTGATCCAAACAGTCCGCTTGATTCGTGGCTTGACTTCGACGAGGTTGAAACTTGTCGTGAACACCCCCTGTTTTTGCCCATTATCTGCCCATAAGCAAAGCTGAACCGACCCGTCGGCAAATATGATTTCGCCGATCACAGGGTAGGAATGACTTCGTCCTTCAGTCGTGTACAAAACAACCTCAAGCCCTGACTCTGTTTTGTACTTCTTATTAATGTCGATCTTCTGTGTCATTGTTCAACCTTTCCTTGTGTCATATTTTTCGCGTACCACTCGTCTGTTATCTCTGTCCCCATCTGCTCCCGAACTTGTGCCCGTGAATGTTGCATCGTTGGCCAAACTCTTATGGCAGGTTCTGTTAGTTTCTTATTCCGAACCAACCGAACCACTAGCGTTATCTGCTTCCCGATCCAATCTTGCGGTTTCCCTTCTCCAAGTTCCCAACATACTAATGAGTAATTCGTTTTGTTCAGCCCGAGAATTTTATCTGACTTTGCAAATGCAAGCCCGATAGTGACGCCGTCTTTGTCGCCTCGCTTGATCGGGCAATCTTCGACGATATCCTCAATCGTTACCTTGGCAGCAATGTATTTGCCGTTTCTTAGTAAGTGCTCAGCCCGTAGGTAGGTTTGGTCTGTGTACTTCATTGCGGCAAATCCTCAGTCTCGTATTGTGTCGCTGTGAGTACACTTGGTCGAATACTAACTAACTCCACAATCTCAGCCATCATTTCAAGCACTCGCGGTACTGCATCGTCCAACGCTTGCATAACCGCTTCGTCTCGCTCGACTTCCAAGTGAAGTGGGACGAGTTGTGGATGCCATCCCCAAAAGTGACAGACCTTTCGACCTGTCAACCAAAGTACCCCCTGGCATTGCATCCGGTGCTCGTTCGGAAGCTCGCCGTCGAGTATCCACTCAATCAGCGTCTCCGCTTTCGGGCACTTGACTTCTAGACAACCATCATCACCCACTAGCCCATCAGGAGATCCGCCAACGTCCACGCCCTCCGCAAGTTGAATAAATCCCACCCGCTGAACCGGTGCAATTAGTTGCTCAAATTCAGACACGGCGTGAGGTTCTAGTTCCGAACCACGGTCCATGAAAAACGTCGGTGTCATTGGTGGAGAACTAATCCCAAATCTCTCAGCGACCTTTTGAATAGCATAGCCTCTAGCACCTGCGGATAACTGTAACTTTGCAGGCGTGAGTATCCGGCCGAATTCCGAGACTGTCAGTTTGCCTCGTCGGAGTTCTTCCCACTCCTCCGATCCTTGTCGGCAGTTGTGAATTATCATTGTCCACTCCTCGCCACAAGCATTTCATCGGCGTGCTTGTATGAGTACTCCGCACACTCTCGGAATGACCTACTGTCACAGCTTGGGTTTGCACACATACCCGCCAACGCCTGCCCTG